GATACCACTGGTTGCCGTCTTTGGCGACGTTTACGATGCGGGTGGTCGCCGTACTTTTCGGCGCGGGGAGGCTGATAATCTTGTTGAGGACGCTGACGGTGTTCGGCGTGGTCATTACGCCGTAGAAGGTCACGGTCTTGAGCGTATCGACGGGCCACTCGCCGGCAGCGGTGCAGACGCGAAAGACTTTGGGAATGTAAGTGGGCCCGTCGCCTACTCCACCGTGAGGGAGGCGAAAGACAGGCCCGCCAAAGGAGATGGAGTCCACTTTCGCGATTGTGCTTTTCAGCTTCTCGCGGAGACTTTCGCCGATGAGGTATTTGCCTGATTCTGCCATGATTCACGTCACCTTCACGGAGCAGACGGTCGGCTCTTTCTCTTCTTCGTCAACAGGCGGTCGGCCGAGATCGATGGTGATGAAAATGGTGCCGCTTCCGATCAGCGTATCGCCGGACATTACAATGTAGTAGTACCTCGCCGGATCGTTCGGCAGATACATATCGTCCCTGCTCATGACGCCCGTTTCGGGGTTGACGTATCGCGAGAACGAAGCTCCGAAGGGGATTGTGATGCTCAAGACACCGTTGGCTATCAAGTTCGGCAGGCTTGGAGCGTCGGCGTCCTTGACTTCGGTGGCAACTCCGTAATCCAAGAGCGCTGTAAAATCGTTGACCATTCTTCCTTTTCGCGTGACTCCAGAATTTCTGTAGAGTTTCTCGCCCGGCGAGAAGAACCGTATGGTCGGCCTCTCCGCACTGACGCCGATAAAGCCCTCGAAAAGCGCGCTTTCTGAAAACTTTGCGTATGCCTTCGCGAAGATGCTGCCGCCAAGCGGAACGATCCCGAGATCGCAGAAAGCATAGGACAGAACATAGTTCCGCCTCTCGGACACAACGATATCGCGGGTGACTGGAAGCGTGAGTGCCACGATTCTGGTGCTCCTTATGTGTACCAGCGGACGCCGAAGTTGGTGAAGTTCTGGCCGAACGTCATTTCGGGCTGGATGCAGATTCGGTTGATAAGCACAGGCGGTGTGGCAAATCGCGACCGCGGCGTGCCGTCATCGTTTAGGGCGCCGGGGGCTGCTGCTCGAGTCTGCGTCCATGAGCCGTTGCCTGCGGCGAGCGTGACTTGCGCTGGGCACTTACTTCCTGGCTTCACGAGCGTTAGCGGGAATTTCACTTTGCCGTCATCCATCTCATACATAAGCGTCTCTGCGTCAACGGAGCTGCCTTGGGTGTTGATGATGTTGCGACCGCACAGTGGCACCGCAATGTCCCAGCCGATCGCTTCATATCCGTTGCGAGTGACTGTCCAGTGTGCTCTGACGGCAAATCCGAACGTGACTTTGAACCCTCGAAAAGGCGTGTTTCCAAACATCTCAACGACGGACTGCGACGAGATGCTCTGCAACATACAGCAGTGCGTGCCGATTGTGAGATTACTGAACGTGAACGCATCGCTGTTTACCATTCCGCAGTATCCGAGCAACTGGCTCATGTCTGAATATGAATACTGATCGATGTTGATCGTGACGACCGGCTCAAGGCGAGTTATGCCGTCAACGATGTCGCCTGCGGGATTGATCGCTGGACTCCACGCCCCCGACGCATTCCCGGTCACCAAGCTTCCGCCCCAGCAAGCAATCTCCGTCAAAGAGGTAGACATCGAATAAAGCGCGGGCCGCAGCGACGGCGACTGCGTGCCCGGGTCTGTGTTTCCTATGCTGGGACTGCTGCGATACTGCGCGGTAACTATCCGCACCATCCGGCTGTCGCCGTCGGCCTTGACATCAATGCTCACGCACGGGATGGGGTTCGCCGAACCGAGTGGGTCGCCGATGTTGACGCCGATCGCTTCCGATAGAGTAAACGACTCGTTCGGGCTGTTGAGCAGAATCTTCCACGTCCGCGTGGCCTGATCGGCAAGCCCGCCACCTTCGGCGCTGCGGCTGAAGGATTTGCCCTGCGCGAGTTCGGAGACGAGCCTGGGCATTAGAGGAGGACTCCTGGGTTCGCGTCCTTGATTGTCTGAATGAGGTCGTCAAACTTCTGCGTCTGCTTTCTCAGTTCGGCGAGGTTCACGTTCTTCGCCGAGTCGTCGCCGCGCAGGAGGCGATTCAGTTCGCTCTGGCCCTGGCTCGTCGAAACGTCGGAGACGCTGAGAGCGGCCCGAGACGGGCCTTGCAGGAGAGCGGTCTGTCGCTCGTCTTGGAACTGCTTTAGCATGGGAGCAACAGACTCAAGCTGGTTTGAAACGGCTTGGCGGAGGAACTTCGTCGGGTCTTCGCCCTTGTCGCGCATCTCCTTCGCGCGGGCGTTGATGTCGGCCCCTGCGCCTTCGGCGAATTCCTTCTGGAATCGCTCGCGGTCGGTCAGGCCCAGGTCGCGACCGCGGAGGGCGCGGTCGCGTTGGTTCTGGGCGATCTGAGCGTCGTCGATGGCACCCTGTTCAGTGCGGGTGCCGTTGTCGATGATGCTGTCTCGTTCACCGCGGATGTCTCTGTTCCGACCCTGAATCCTCTCTCTTTCTTTTAATTCACGGTCAGTAAGACCGCCCTTTGCCTCTTTCTCAGCGAGTTCAGCAAGCCGCTCGTTGTTTGCCTTCAATTCTTTGTCAATGGCAACAACTCGCGGGTCTTTCTGCATCGCCTTGCGCTTCGCATCAAGGTCGTCCTGAAGACCCTCGGCAGTCTTTCGGTCTTCGCGATATCGGCGATCAGCTTCGTCACGCCGCTTCCTGTTCTCCTCAGTCGGATTATTGATGTACCGCTGCTGTGCCTCTTCGGCCTGCCTGCGAGCGCCTTCTGCAATCTGGCCGGCGGCCTCCCTGCGGCGATCGAAAGAGGGGTCTGATTCGGCCTTGCGACGGAGGGCGTCAAGCTCTTTCTCTCGAGCGATGATGCCATTGTTAATCGCGTCGTACTGCTTTCGCTCCGCCTCGGTCAACTGCCTCGCCATCATCTCTCGCTGTCGAAGCAGTTCGATCTCGCGCTTCGCTGCCGCGTCAAGTTCCGCGTTCTCAGCCTGATTGAGACCACCACCAATCGCACTCTTGGCCGCAAGGTCTTTGCGGCGCTGCGTAACTGCCTCAAGTTCGCCGTTGATCGCCTGCATCTGCGGGTCTTGCTGAATCGCGCGGCGGCGGTTGTCCAAGTTAGCTTGGGCGTTGCCGACCGCGGCTCGGTCGTCGATCAGCCGCTGCTCTGCGGCGTCTCTCGCCTCTCGCCCACCTGCCCGCTGGGGGTTCTCCTCGAACGCCTTCTGTGCTGCATCCGCGCCCTGCTCGGATCGCTGCAACGCCGAATCGCCGACTTTGCGAATGCGGGTCAGCGCGGCCTCGATGCCGGCGGCGGCCTCAAGAAGTGCTGCGGCGGCCTCAGACGCGGCCTGTGCAAGTTCAAGGTTGTTTCCAGCGGCTCTGCTGGCGGCCTCGGCTGCCTTTAGGTCAGCCTCTGCCTTCTTGACGGTAGCCTCTGCCGCCGCCGTGTCGCCGCCAGCATCACGAACTTTTCGCAACTCGGCTCTTGCGTCCTGCAACTGCTGCCGACGATCGGCGACAGCGGCAGACTGCCTGTCGTTTACCCTGCGAGCCTGCATCTCAGCGTCCGCGGTGGCCCTAGCGGACGCGACAGCGCCGGCCCGTTCGTTCTTGAAACGCTCGTTTCCATCCATCGCGCTGATGGCAGATGTAAGGCGTTCACCTCCGACAGACCGACCGAGCCTGACCTCTCGAGCCCTGGCCTCAGTCTCAGCTTGTTTAATGCGAACGTCAGCGACTTGCTTCTCAGCCTCCTTTACAATCGCTTCTCGCTTCGCGGGGTCGCTCGTCTCTGCCGCCATCTCAACCGACCGCGCAAGCCTTGCGTTCGCTTCTGTCAAGTCTGAGGCAAGCGAGTCCAGCTCTTGCTGGAACCTTGCAGCTCCTGGGACGCCGCGGCCAATCGCGTCGGCAACGTCTTCTTGGGAATCGCGAATGAATCGAGCTGCCTCTTCTGAGGCAGACGCGACCTTCAGGGCCATGTCGTCAATGGCCTTCTGGAACGGAGATTCAAGCTGGTCTAGAAGTGACTGGAGCCTGCGAATGGTCTCGCCAAAGCCGTACTCTCCCCTGTCAGCCTGCGGCTGCAACTGGCCGATTAGCCTCTCGATGACATCTCGCTGTGACGAATATGAGTCATCGACCCCCGCCGTCATTTCTCTCGCGCGGCGTTCCCGCTCTTCTTGAGGGACTGACTCGCGGCCGGTTGTTGTCCTGCGGGTGTTAGGGATATTTCTGAGAGCTTCCTGAAACAGCACTTCACGAAGCTGGCCTGCTCCGTTGATTTCTCCCGTGCCGGCCCTTACGCCGATATTTGGAGAGGCAGGAAGCTGCGGGGCGCGATTCGCCAGCACCCTTGGCAAATCCCTGGTTACTGCTTCGGCCTGCTGGATTCTTCTTAGCAGACCAACACGAACTCCTTGGTCTGTTTCTGTCTCAAGACGCTTCCTGTCTCGGGATATGTTCGCTGCGTTCGTCTGGAAGCCCACGTCCGTTGCAGCAACGCGCCCCTCGCGAAGCTCTCTTTGCTTTCGGCGAATATCAGACTCGCTCTGTCCGAACTGCCGGCCGGAATCGCCGCCCGCCGAGAACGTACCGCGAGACACGGCGTCTCCAAGAGACCTAAATGCTTGAGCAAGCTCTTCAACAAGACTTTTTTGGCGAGCTAGGGACTCGTTGAGTGCCTTGGTTTGGTCTTCTGCCGTTCTTCCGTTGTTGATGAACCGCACGACTCCGACGGCCACTTGACCAGCCAAGACTGCCCCAAGGCCGATGAATAGCCCCGTCGTGCCGCCCAAGACAAAAGCCAACTGCGTCACGTTGTTGCTGACGGCTCGCAGCTTCTGATCGATGCCGCCGGTGGAAGATAGAAAGTCGTCGATCGCGAATGCAGCCTGATTAGCAGCGAGCGACAGATTGTCGAACCCGCCCCGGCCAACGTCGCCTGCACGCTGCATATCGCGACGAATGCGGTTGACGCTGCCACCTCCGGCCTCAGACGTTGCATTAACAGCGGCGGCCCGCAACCGTTCAATTCGCTGCCTTGTCGCTGGCTCATTAAGGGTTCCCGCTGCCATCGCCTCTGCGATTGCGTTTCGCAGCGCATTAAAAGCAGCCACCGCTGGGCCGCGTGCCGCCGCTTGCGTCCTGCCCAGAGCGCCCTGCAAGGACGTTAACGCCGCGACTTCGCCTTGAAGGGCACGCTGATCAAGGCCCAGCCGTATTCCAGTGACTCCTTCGCCCCCAAACGACGTAGCGAATCTCATCGCCGCCGACGCCCGCGAGGCATCTCGTGTCAGGTGAATGAGCCGCTGCCGTGCTGCTTCAATTTCGCCAGGGAGCGCAGCAGGCGATGCCGAGAGCCGAATAAACTCCGCCTCGGCCTCGCGGATCGCAGGGACGAAGCGGGTGCGGAGGCCGTCTGGGAGTGTGTCGATCTGACTCTTTACTGACGTAATGCTGCTGGCAAGTGCAGCGAGTTGCCGACGCGGTGCTTCGATGTCTTCGCCGACTGCCTGCCGAGCAAGCTGACGGCGGCGATCCTCGAGGCTGGACATCCGGCCCATGTCGGAGATGTCTGTCCTAGCGCCCTGGCCGCCGAGGCTCGTGCGAGCACCAATGTTGCCGGCGTTCCTGTCCATCGGCGAAAACGCGCCGAGGCGGTCTTGATTGCGGTCAATGATTTCTGGCGGCTCGGGCGGCGCACCGCCGGCTGCCGTCTGAGCCAGCCGCGTGCCAGCGGCCATCATGTCACTGACTGCTCGCACTCGCGTGCCAACACGCCCCCAGGCGTCAGCGTACTCTGCGGCATCGCGCTGCGGGTCTAGCGTGCTGAGTCGCTGTATCTCTGACCTTATGCTCTGGATTTCCGCGCCAGCACGACGAGCTTGATCGCGGAACTCGTCGAATTGAGGAAGGCCAAAAGTGGAGTCGACGGCCCCGCGGAAATCCTGCGCCTGCTGGCCGAGGCCGCCGTAGACCTCGTTCAACGGACGCTCTGAGGGTCGGCGTGGGCCGATGAGAGCATGCTCTGCGGCATCCAGAGAGGCAGATTCCTGCTGGCGTGACGCAGCTATATCGGCCTGCCTCGCCGCCGCGAGTTCGCGCTCTTGCGTAATGAGTCGATCGTTCTGTGCGATTTCGGCCGCCAGCGTTCTTTGGCGAGCTTGCGCCGCTGCATCTCGCTGCTGCTCGGCCGCCGACAGCGACCGAACGCTTGTCTCGAGTCGGTCAAGAACCTGATTCAGCGCGGAGGCGTCTGCCTTGCCTGACTGGAGGTCGTTCGACAGGCGGCCGGCGATCTGAGCAAGTCCAGAGATCGAACGCTTCGCGGCGTCGGGGAGCCTCTCAAACTCAGCCGATAGTTGTCGGGCTCGTCCAAGAGCTTCTTCAGCACCGCGGGTGGCGGGCGTGCCGAACAGGCCGAGGTCTCTCTGTTGCGGGGCGGCAGGGCGTAGCGTGAACTCCCGCGTCCTTGCGCGTTCGGCTAGGTCATCTAACTTCTGCCGAGCTTCCGACGTATCAAGGAAGACCTTGATCTCCCTCTCGGCGACCGCCTGGGCATCGTTCAGCTTTGCAACAAGAAGATCAAGCGAACGCTGCGCCGACCCCGTTGGCAGGCCGACGCTGGCTTTCATCTGCAACTTCGCGAACGCCGCCTCGGCCTCGCGAGTGAGCTGATTAATTGTGACGAGGGAGTCGACGAGCCGGGGGCTAGAAGAAATCGCCGATGCCGGCAGCCCCGCCGCCTTGTTGCCGACGGCCGCGCCGCGGTCAAGCGACTCCGAAAGCCCCGGCTGCGTGAAGACAAGTTCGCGGCCCGTCTTTACTCGCCCAGCCTTCTCGGACACCTCTGCCAACTGGCGAACAGACGCTACGGTCGCGTCAACGCTCGCTTTGACTTGATCGAAGTTCTTCTTAATAACCGCCGTCGGCGCGATCCCCTCTTCAATCAGAGCGTTGAGCGATTCAATTTCAGACTGAGACTGAACGAGAGCAGGCAGAAACCCAGCTTGAACCTCCTTCGCGAGGCCAGTCAGTGTCGCCTGGGCGGCCTTCATCGGGTCGGACAGCTCCTCCGACACCGACACAAGCTGACGCATCTTGTTCGACGCGGCCTCAAGGTCGGAGCGGCCAAGCTCGTCCATCAGTGCCGGCAGTCGCTCAAGGACATCGCTGGCCTTGCTGCCGCGGCTTATAAGCTGATCAAGATCGGACAGGTCGATATCGACGCCGTACTTCGCGGTGATCTGCGTTTGCAGCTCCTTCGCCGCTCGCGACACGGCCCGAATCGCCGCCGCCTCCTCTTTCCTCGCCGTGGCGATGTCGCTGCCGCTGGCCGCCGGCCCGCCGCCGGCCTCGGCCTGCTTGATATCACGCATCACCGTCTTGATGGTGTCACGGTATTTCTCAAGATCGGCCAGATTCTTCGCCCGCTCGTCTCTCTGGCCTGTTAGGGATGTTACCCTGTCGTTCGCCCTGCTGAGTTCCTCGGGCTTCGACCGCGGCCCAGAAGACATCGTCTCAAGAGTTCTCTTAGCGGCAGCGGCTCTGGAAAGTTCCGCTTCAACCGCCGACAACTCGCCGCTAACCGCAGAGATCGCTTTGTTCAGCGATTTCTGCCCCATGTACTCGCCACCCATGAGCTTGCCGGCCGCAGCTTGAGTTGCTTCAAGCCTTGCTCTCAGCGAGTCGACGCCCTCGGCGTTGACCTTAACTGTGACGGCTCCGCTTCCGATGGCCGTCACCTTGGCCTTCGCCGCGTCTGCCGCGGCGTTCAGGTCGGAAAGATTCTTGCGTGCCGCGTTGATTTCAGCATCGACCTCAATCTTCCCGCCAAGCTCCTTGAGCTTGTCGACCCCGCCTACGCGAGCGATGAGTTCAATATCCTTCGACTTGAGCCCGCTGATCGCGTCCCGCAGGGCCGAGACGCTGGACATCCCGGTCGTCTTCAAGACGATATCGACCTGACGCTTCGACAGGACTGAGTTCAGCCTCTGCTGGAGGCCATCCAAGTCCTTGATCATGCCGGGGAAGCCCTTGAACGAGAGCTTCATCGACGCGGCGGCCTGGAGCGACCGCTCGAACTTCTGGAGTGGCGTGTAGATGCCCTCCAGGGAACGCGCCGCCTGCCGGGAGGCGGAGGTCAGATTACTCTGCACACTCCTGGCAAACGACGACACTTCCTTGGCCGACTTCGACAGTTTTCCGTCGAAGTCGGCCGTATTCGCCGAGACGATCGCGCTGATTTTGCCGAGATAGCCGTTTGCCATCGATTCATCCCTGAATTGGCGTATTCAACTTCATCAGCTCGCCCATGATCTGCGAATTCGTCTGCTCGGGCCTGACTGCGGTCGGTATGAACGCCGCCTCGTCGGGGATATCGTTCTTCTTGTAATTCCCTGACGAAGCCATGATCACCCTGCACAGTCTGGCTGTTTGCCCCCACGGGTCGGGGAGCGGCCACCGCTGATCGAACGCATACCACTCGGCTATCTCCGCGCTGTCGACCTCCTGCAACAGCCTCCTAACACTCATTCCCAGCGTTGCGGCTAGGCGGAAGTAGAATCGCCGCTCGGGGCGATTGGCGAATCTTCCCCCAAGGCATCGACTGCCTCCTGAGTGAAGGCGTTCAGCTTCCAGCCAGCCTCGAAGAGGCGATTGATCACCACCGACGACTTCTTGCCGAGCACGTCGGCCTCGTCGTCACTGAAGAGCCGCTCGCCGTCCTCGTCGCACAGGGCGAGCAGGAGGAAACGAATGCGGAACGCCTTCATCTTCTGGTCGGCGTAGGACTCCTCGAAACGATCGCGGTCGGTGCCGGTGAGCACGCGAAGAAACACTTCGCCTTTCCACTCGGGAACCGCGAACTTTTCCTTACGAACGTCATCGACGGCCAGGATGCTTTTACGATCAAGTGCCATTTCAATCTTCTCCGAGAGTGTGCTTGCTTTGCGGCATCCTGCCGACTATGTGCCTTGATAATCAGTTATGAGAAAACGAAGCGAGCCTCGCACTAGTTCGCCTGACTGGGCAGACACAGATGCGGACTCGCAGATCACCCGGCGGCTGACCGTGTAGCCTTGCGAAGAGAATGTGAGAATGTCGACCCTCTTGACGAACGTCCACGGGTCGGCATTTGTTGTGATGAAGTCCACCGTTATGGTGCCGCCGGATTGCTCTCCGGTCGGCACCATAAACGTGTACCCCAAATTGTCTTCGGCGGCGGTCATATTCGTGACCTCTGCTGTCGGCATCTCCACGGAGATGCCGGTCAGCTTGCCGCTGAAAGTAGAGAAGGAGAACGTCGCGCCGTGTGCGGTAACCCCTGCCATGTTGGGTCACCCCCAGGACGTTAGGCAACCCGCCACGTCGCATTGCCCTTGACGAGGTCGCCGACGGTGCCACCGACGGACGAGGCCGTGAGGGTGGCGTTGCCGCTGAAACTGATCGAATTCGGGCCGGTGATGCTGATGGCAGCGGACTGAACCGTGATGGCAGTCGTCGCGATGTAGTCGCAGGAGATTTCCCGCTGCACGAAGGTCGGAACGTACTCGCGGCGGCTACCAACGGCCTGACCGAGATGCGAACCGTCGGCGTTGTCGATCGTGTCGTTGACACTGAAGCTCGTGATTGTGATCGACTGGCTGTTGTAGGACATCGACATGCCCATCGCTGCAATACCGGCCATAGTGCGCCTCCTTGCGCTAAAGTCTTATTCAGTGGCCTCAGACCACCGAATCTGAAATAGTTGTCGAACCTCGTATGCGGGAGGGAGCTGCGCTCCCACGACTGCCGGGTCTAGATAGTCATCTGTCTCCGACACGAGCCGTATATCACTAATTGTACTGCCTGCGAGTGTGCCAGTGCGTCCATCCAAAGCGAGCCGAACCTCGTCGGCAAGCTCGCGGGCAGTGTCGTAGTAGAGCGCCCAGGAAGCGACCTGAAGGTTGACCACAGGCTGATACAGCGGCCCCCCGAGGGTGGGCTCTCGGGTTATGTTGTTCCGCTTGTAGATGCAAAATGGCAGGACGGCCGTTTTCGGCACGGCGATCGGAAATACCTGAAAGCCGACCAGCCTCGCCACCGCGGGCGTGGTGACAAGTCGCTGAAAAACGTGCTTTTCGGGGGAGATGATCACTTGGATAGCCTGTCGATATTGGCCTGAATAGCCGCCTTGAGCGTATTGAACACGGCACCCTGCTGCTCACTGATGGTTTTTTCCATCGCGTGAGAAGCGGGCATTCGGGCGTATGTGTCGCCGGGGTGCAGAGTGATGGGGTGCATCTTGTTGCCGGTATGCCCGAAGTCGTGCGGGTAGCCCTTTCCCATCAAGGCTTGGCGTGATTCCTCGTACTTGCTGCCCATCAGGAAGTAGTAGCCCTTCGACATATTGGCGAACTGCTTGTCGTTCGCCGACGAGTGCCGCCGCATTTTCCCGTTGATCATCTGATGGACGTTGACGTAGGTTCGGCGTCCCTTCGTTCCAGGCTTGCGGGTGCCTGACCCGAACTCGAAAAGCCACGCGGCATTGCCCGAGCCGTCTTTCTCTGTGCCCCGGCCAGACCCTGTCTGCCGAGGCCCGACGACCGCGACGGCAGCCGCGTCGTATGTCTTTGTCTTGATGTAGACCGACTTGCTCAAGTTGCCTGTGGCGTCCCTAATCTTGGCCTTGTAGCCTCGCTTGATGTGCTCGCCGGCTTTCTTGACCGCAGACTCGAGCGCCTTGGGCTCACCCATCTGCGCTGCCAATGCCTCGAGCCTCTCCGCCAGCTCCCGAATCCCGGCCGTCTTGACCGTGACGAAGCCTTCGGCGAGCGACTTGCCCGTCTGGCCGCCGAACGTCCTGGGCGATCCCTGGCCTTGAGTAATCATTTGGCTTCCTCCCTCGCCAGTATCTCATGGATCGAGCGAGCCTCGCGCTCAAGCACGCTGGAAATCTCCATCACGCGGCCACGCCACAGAAGGCGGTGCTGGTGCGTGATGCCGGGGAAGAATCGAATGCGAATGCGGTGGGTGACCAACGCGCCGGCCTGCTGGGCGGCGAAGTAGTCGGCCGCCCTGACGCCCATGATGCTGGCGTAGACCGTAGCCTCGTCCACCCAGGTCAGCGTCGTCTCGCCGAACGCGCTCTGCTGATCCACGGGCTTCTGGATCGTCACCCGCTCCCGCATGGTGCCTGAGTTGATCATGGCTCACCCCATCCATAGTGCGGTGTAAGTGCCTGATCCAGAGGGAGCCGATACCGTGATCGTCGCCGTGACCGGCAGGACGGCCAGCCGGCCCGCAGACACGTTAATGCTGCCGGCCAGCCGCAGGGCGCTCGCGCCCGTGTTCTTCACGACCAACGTCGAGAGCGGAGTCGCGCCGACGATCTGCACCGACGCCGTGCCGACACTGCCATTGATCGTCTGTGCCGTCGTCAGGGCAGGGGAGAGGTGCTCCGAAAGGTTGCCGATGGTTAGCGAAGTCTCGTCGACATCGTGGTACACGGCGTCGATATCGATGCGGGCACGAACGGTCATCGGTAGACCCCCTGGCTGGCGGCGGCGAGTAGCGTTTCAAACGTCTGCGGCACAGACTGAGGAGCCCCAGTGACGGCCGGTTGTCTCGTGTCGAACCAATGGGCCACGAGCAGAAGAATGAGGTGCCTGACCACTGGTGGCGCGGACTGCCCGTCGTCGCCGTAGCCCGCCGAGTACCGCACCGTCACCGAGTTCTCGTCTCCTCGAGTCGCCGGCCACGAGCGAGCCCACTGCGGGTAGATGCGGCCTGGGAGGACGCTGGCGTCGATCTGGAAGTCTGTGGCGCTCGAGAGTGTGCCGTAGGTGCCGTCGCCAGTGCGGTAGGTCACCGTCACCGAACGATCCAGCATCGGCAGCCGAGGCAGAATGATCGCCCAGACGGGAAACAGATCGTACTTGACCTCCCAGACGGTCGTGCAGATCGTGATGTCCAGAACATCCTC